GGGCCATTTCCCAGGAATTAAGCTGGGCAGGTGTTGCGTCACTTTCTGCTTTCCGTGACGTGTCAAGAATGGCCTGCTCCCAGTCCGACGCAACGGTTACCTTTTCGTCGGCTGGATCTTCAGTGGCAGCGGGATCAGGTGCCGCATCTTTCTTGCCCAGGTCACTGGCACCTTCCAGCCGCTCGCGGCCCTTTTGGGTCAGCGCCCAGTACCCATTCGAGCGCTTGTGAATCAGCCCGGCGCTGCGCATGTTGCCCAGAAAGCCCGATGCAAAAGCTCTGTCCGACCAATCCGGAAAGGCTTCCATCAGCGCCTTGGTTGAGCGCTCGGCTTCTTTGAGCGCGCCGAGTACGTCCAGAACGTCAGCCATGGCTTGAGTCCTCCGTGGATTCACGTTCGATCTGTTGCAGCAGCTCGTTGGAATTCCGCACGGCTGCCTGGTAAGTGTTCAGGGGTGCCGACGCCATCATGGCCAGCCCGGTCAGGTCTTTGAGCACCTGGTAAAGCTCGTCTGCGTACCGAACCTTGGCGGTTTCAGCCCGCAGCGGGATAACGCACCCACCTGCCCGATCAGCGCAGAAGTCAGCCGGGGTTTTACCGATAAACGCACCGGCCACCCGCCCTTCATGTATCCATGCCCATTCATCAGCCACGACGCTTTCCCTCCCGCTTCTTCAGGTGGACTTCCTCCCGGTCGATGGTCACCGACTTGGGCGCGATGATTCCCATGCGGGCCGTGTTGCCGCTGTTGTGGATCATCACCACCTTGATTTCCGGCCCACCCTCCGGGGTGATCACCAGCGCTTCGCCGTCCTTCCTGGTAACTACCAGCATCAGAGTTCCTCCCAGCGCTCAGCGCCGTCGTAATCGTTGCCGCCCTTGGCGATCCACTTGCTTCCGTTGTCGTCGATGGCCACGCAGCCAGGCATCCATCCGCCCGGGTTATCCAGGTGCCGGGTCCAGCCGCCCACCTCACTGTTGCAGACGATGGTGTAGCCGCCTTTGTAGCCGCGCTCCGCGAGAAATTCTTTGATCTGCTCTTTCAAGCTTTTCATGCCGCCCCCGGGCCCGGCTGATTGATTTGCCGCAGCCGCACAGGAAAGCGGACCACATTCTTTTCCCTGGGCACCACCTTGTAAGTGCGATTGGCGCCCAGGCGAATCTCGCATCCCAGCTCAGTTGCCAGCTGGCGGAGTGCAGGATCCAGCTTTGCCAGGGTCAGGTTTTCCGGAAATTCCACAGTTACAGCTGCCATGATCTGCTCCTTATGCGTAGATGCCGCGAATGGCCGTGCGGCCGATGGTGTTCTGGGTAACGGGAGGACGCCCGCCGCTGATTGGCGTGGGCCGGCTGCGCATCGCGGGCAGCATGGCGAAAGCCATCAGCGCCCAAGCCAACATCCGGGCCCGGAACAGGCCCTGCATCCAGCCCTGGGAAATCAGGTCTACCCTGCTGTGCGCGTGAAACTGGTCTTTGGCCTCGTCGAGGTGCCAGTTAACGGTGTCCGGTGAGATATCTAGTAAGCGGCCAATCTCTTTGGCGCTCATGCCCCGAGCCGCCAGCATGACGACTTCGGCTCGACGAGGCGGAAGCAGTGTTTCGTCCGCCAGCTCAACGATCATTCGGGGGTAATGCGGTTTCTGTCTGCGGCCCATGGTGTTGTCTCCCTGATCAACGACTATGGATACAGCGTATACAAAACGTATCCTTTGCGTCAATACATTTTGTATCCTTTTGGCGGAATTTCCGCAGAGTCCAGAAATAGGCTATGGTTCCGCCCTCACGAAACAAGGAGACCGTCACATTGAAAGCAGTAGTGAATACCCTTCTCGCCCTGGTGCTAATCATCAGCGCCGGTACGGTACAGGCAGAGCTCGTCAAGAAATCGAAATCAGGAATCTGCCACCCACCCGCCAGCTCCTACTACGAACGCACAAAGAACTACCAGGCTTTCGATTCGGTTCACGCCTGCATCCAGTCAGGCGGGCGCCTGCCAAAGAACATGAGCAACTTTCGGCCGATAGCCAAGGCGGAAACTTCCGCCAGACCTACCGCCAGCAGTGGTTATGAGAGAAGCAAGTTTGGGCATGGCTGGGATGATGCAGATGGAGACTGCCAGGATAGCCGCGCTGAAGCGTTGATCACTGCTTCAACGACGACCGTAAGGTTTGCGGACGAACGCCGCTGCAGAGTGGTTACCGGCCGCTGGATCAGCATGTTTACAGGAAACGTGATACAGAACGCAGGCGATATCGATATCGACCATGTGGTGCCCCTGAAGTGGGCCTGGGATCACGGTGCCAGCTCCTGGACGAAGGAAAAGCGGGAGAAATTCGCAAACGATCCGGTAAACCTGATACCGGTAGAGGCCAGCCTGAACCGTAGCAAAGGCGCCCAGGGCCCAGAAAGCTGGTTACCGCCCTCCGGCAAATGCCAGTATGTCAGTCGATTTGTGAGGATAGTGAGGGTCTACGGCCTGCAGCCAGATCAGGACAAGCTCAACCGTTACAAGCAGCAGCTTGCGGACTATTGCGGATAAGGAAAAGGGCGCCCGGAGGCGCGGCAATCATGCTTCGTAAAACTGTTGAAAGTCGCTAAATTTGATAGCCTGAGCAACTTGACCAATGATGGCTTGCTCTTCCTCAGCCTTTTCCTTGTGTGTTCTATCGTCAAGGATGAAAAGTGTCTCTATGCCCTCGATATTCTCACGGCTCAAAAGTAGCGCTTTGCGGAGCTTTGAATTAACTGACTGAGCGATCGGCTTAACTGCATCTACGTAGGTGCGGCCCCATAGGAAATCAAAGTGCAGATCTGAGCCATTTACTACGATAGTTGGCGACCTCTCTAGTATCCGACTGGGCGCCTTGGCTCGCAGCAGCATTTCAATCTCTGCAGCAAAGGTAAATTCTTGATCCGCCTCTTGGTACTTGTCGGTCTCCCACTGCGCCAAAGCACTCAAAAGTCTGAGTAAACGATCTGACCATGCCGGAAGTTGGCCTTTGTCGAAGATAGCGGAAAAGCTGCCGTCATCTTCCATCGTAAAGCCGTATTGTGTGGCGATATTATTTAATCCGCGCCAGTTCCTTTTGTCATCCAAGGCGAAACCGCTAGAACGAAGAGCAAACATCGTGATGCCATCGTCCGTCATTTCATATAATTCACCGCGATCGACAAGGTAGAAATCCAACGGCTTTCCTTGCGCTAACGTCAAAGGAGTGCTGACGTAGAGCATTTTGTGGCCATTGAATTCTAAGGGGGCGCAGTGCCAGCCCGCTTGCCTGAAAAAAATGTCGCAGTTCATATTAATGCTTACCCTCCGAAGAGGTCGTCCTTGATGGGGGCGGTTAGTTCATGATTCCCGTTGGCCAAGATGTTGGTGTGGCGTTGGTACCTTCTTAACCATTTTGGGTCAAGCGGAGACTGAATGCCAGTTACCAGTTTCCGAACGGTTTGCTCCAGCCGTCCGTCGCCGAGATGGAGATGCGGTCCAAACAATACGCCGTTCTCATCGTCCCGATGAGATCTTACATGTTCGGGCCAGATGCAGAAAAAGAACACTCGCCTCCACTCCGGGCCGGTTCTGGCGAGAAGGCCATACGTCACGATGTCGTGCCCAGTCTTTTTCTTGACGTAGTAGTCGCCCTGCAACATCAGTCCGGGAATCGTCACTCGGTTCTTATCGAGTAGTGATATCTGCACACGCAGCGCTCCAGATCTTTGCGGCCTCTCCTCCCATTCCATTTCAGATCCTAGATACTTGATCTTCTTGCACTGCTCTCTACATCTGTCGATCCAAGACATGTCGATGCGAATCCTTCAGCTATCTAAGCACAGACCACCAGAATACACGGCCGATCACGCGCACGTTGGCTGCCATTTCTTCAGCAGTCACTTCTTCAACTGGATGTTCACTTGCATTCTGGCTCACGATTTTGATGCCACCACCTGGTCGGCGGTGCAAATACTTCACCCGAAGCATGCCACCGTGGTCGATCGCGTAGATCTCGCCATCCTTGATGGTCTTATCGGCGGTGTTCACGCCAACACAAGTGCCATCGGGCATGACCGGCTCCATGGAGTTACCACGAACAAAGGCACAGGCCGCGGCTTCAGCTGGAACGCCGGCCCGGCTCAACGTGGACTTTGCAAAACGCAGCTTTGCGCCGTGATTCTCTATCACCTGAGTGGCGCCCGCACCGGCCGCCAACTCGACTTCCCTGAATAGAGGCAACTCTACTTCATCCTCATCCAATGGCGTGTTGCTGTCCCAGGCATCCATGTGCCCGAAGAACTCTAGTTCGTTTCTTCTTAAATAGGCCACTTTCGGCTCTTTGATCTCTGTGAGCCCCATCTCGTCAGCATCTTCAAACTCCGCGGCTTCCTCATACCGGCCAAGCTCGATATCAACTCGATGCTGGATCTCCTGCTCCTCAGCCAGCTGCTCGGATTGGTATCGGTCGTAAATCTCTTGATCCGTCAAGCTCTCATCACCAGGCCGTCGATGCTGGGCGGCAATAGCTTTGATTACTGAGGCGAATACATCGAAATTCTTTTTCTTAGGCCCTTCCCCGGTTAAGAGCCAGTCGATATCAACATCCAAGAACTTGGACAACGCTTTTAATTGCGAGGCAGAAGGCTCCCGTCGACCACTCAAATAATGGCCAACGGCACCTCGCGTAGAAACGCCAAGCACAGAAGTAAGGCGATCCTGCGTGATCCCCTTGTCTTTCATAACTGACCGCACACGGTCCTGCCAATTTTCCATAGCTTGAATGGTACGCAATGTATCCATTCTGGCAACGACACTTTTTGTATCCAAATCAGCTTGACTCGATACGGAATGATACATATCGTATCCCTCATGAATATACAGACCTTCATCCAGCAAGTAGGGCCGGAAGTTGCCGCCAAAACACTTGGCGTCTCGGTCTCTGCAATCAAGCACTACCGGAATGGTATCCGGCGGATCGCTCCTGCAAATGTTATTTCCGTCTGTGCATCGACCGGATGGAGAGTTACACCGCATGAAGCTAGGCCGGACATCTACCCCAACCCAACTGATGGATTGCCTTCTGAGGGGGCGAATGGGGAAGCCGCCTGATGGTTTCCATTGAACCACACCATCGCTGGCGGAATACCCGCCTGACTATGGGTGGTTATTC